AATTCAATGGCATGATTGCTGGTAATGCATGGGGCGCTTTCAATGCTCTAACAGAAAGATTGGATTGGTACCGTTCTGCTCGTGGTGGTAACAATGAATCTCTACTTGCTGCTGCATCTGGTTTTGACCCAATGATTACAGCAGAAAAAAATCGTTTGCTAACTATTGTAAAAAATACTTTGCAATTAGCATAACAAAATTTCCTGAGCATGAAATAAAACTGCTCACCAACCAAAACAGAAAGGAAAAACAAATGACCCTAGGTGGATACACTTACCAAGTAGGAGATTTATTTACCACAAGCAAGACAGGTGTTACAGGTAGAATTGAAAAGTTTATTCCAATTCGCCAAAATGTAACAAAGGTAATGCTACGCTTGGCAAATGGACAACAAAGATTTGCTATGGTAAAAACTTACTAATAAATTTATCCCTGCCTCACTTCTACGGGGCAGGGCTAAAAAACTTCTCTCTTGATAAGCACTGCTAACAAATGAAGTGATCTAAAAAATCCTTGCAGTTATTCCTAGAGAGATCATCCTGAGTATGATGTAAAACTGCTCAAAAAATTTCCGGAAATGTGATAAAACTCACATCTCATTATTTAAGATAGTTTAAGACCTGGATTTGTATTTCCCACATTTTTCTGCTAGACTTATATTATTAACAAGAAAGGAACCCCCTAATGCTAGCAACCGCTATCGCACTACAAAACGCAACACAAGAAGCCGTACATGACCCAATGGTTATGGAATTCGCTGCTGATGTATTTCAATCTAGATATTTATCAGATGATGAGTTTGCTAAGAAACTGTATCAGTATTCTGCTATGTTGTCATCCCTTACCGCTACCCTAGCAACAAGCGTACTATTGACAGAAAATCAAATGGATGAGATGATTAGTTCTATAAAAGAAATGGATGCCCTAACGAAAGAGGTAGAAAATGGAAACTAATGTAATACAAGCAACTGAGGAATTTCTAAGAAATCAGATTGCAGAAAAAGATGAAAAGATTCAGTCACTGGAGCAACAACTTGTTACCGCTGTAGAATCAAGAAACAGAGCAGCAAATGCATTGTCTAATATGTCAGACAGCTTGCGCTCTTGGACTTTAGAAGCAATGGATGATGAAGAGATTTCTCTAAGTACTGCAGAGGCCTTAGCAGAGATTGGTGCATTTGAACTTACTAAAGAAGTTGAAGTAGAAGTCTCTGTAAAGTATTGGATTACTTTAGAGGTACCCGCTGGAGAAAATGCAGAAGACTTAATTAATGAAATTGATTTTGAATCTGCTACACATAGTTCAGCACATGTAATAAATGTCTCCACGGAAGTTACAGATATAGATTTGTGATAGGGGGCTATCCAAAAGACCTGAGCACGTCTTTAAACTGCTCTAATAAAATTCCGGCACATTTTTCTGATCTTGTCAAGCTTTACGTACGATGTCCGATTTTTCCCAATTCTAATAAGATAATTTGACTTTGTCAGTGGGCTATGTTAAGATTGATAAATCAATTAGAAAGGATATATTCATGGCTCATGAATTAGAAACACAAAACGGCAAGGCATCTTTTGCATCTTTCCGTGAACCTGCTTGGCATGGTTTAGGAACTGTATTTACAGAAGAGAAAACAACAGCAGAAATGCTAGAAGCTGCTAATCTAAATAATTGGAATGTTAGATTGGTTGATGTTGAGATTCCTAATACTCTTACATCAGATAAGAGTTATCAATATGTTGTACGCACTAATCCTACAGATAAAACTCAGACAGATGTTTTGGGCGTTGTAGGTGAGCGTTATGTACCCGTTCAAAATGAAGAGTTATTTGCTTTTGGCGATAACATTCTTGATGGTGGTGGCAGATGGGAAACCGCTGGCTCCATTCGTGGTGGGCGTGTAGTATTTGGCTCTCTTGCTCTTGAGCGTGAGACTGTTCTTGACCCATCTGGTGTTGCAGATAAAGTAAAAACCTATTTGCTAATCAATACATCACACGATGGCTCTATTGCTATTCAAGCATCAATTACACCTGTTCGTGTTGTATGCGCTAACACTCTTAATCTTGCGTTAGGCCGTAAGGGTAAATCACCTAAACAGTCTTTCAAGATTCGTCACACTCAGACAGCAGAGGGCAAGATTGCTGTTGCTCGTGAGACTCTAGGTCTTGCTAATAAATATATGGATGCTTTTGATGTTATGGCACACGCCATGATTCAGAAAGAAATCACAGCGCAAGATTTCAATAACATCATTCTTGCTGCTTATCCTAAGCCAGAAAAAGATGCTAAGGGTGCTATCAAAAAGTGGGAAACTAAAATTGACACCATCAATGATATTTACACTGGCGAATTCAATGGCATGATTGCTGG